ACCTGGACCTTCGATCCCAATGCCGGCCGCGCGACCACGACCGCACGCCCGACCAGAAGCCGAGTCGCCTCAGAATCACCACAGGCAGTGAAACCTTCCTTATCACCACCACCGGCCAGTACAGCGGCCGATAGAACCACGTGCCGTAGTACCAGCAACAACACCACCCAAACTTCATCCCCAACGCTTCGAGCAACCCGCCGTCTTCGTAGTCCAATGCTCAGCCTCCCGCCGTGTGTCGCCGATTACTCCTTCTCTTCTTCCGGCTCCGGTTCCGGCTCTTCCCTCCCGATCATGCCCAGGTCCGGCCCCTCTTCCTCGATCCGAGCCAATTCCTCGTCGATGTCGTGGTTTTCCGGCAGAAGGCCACGCAGCTTGACACCCTCCAGAATCGTTCGTCTGGACAGATCGCCCCGGTCTCGGAGCTTCTGGAGATTGTCCAGGTCCTGCGCCGATCGCGGCAGCAATCCGAAGTCGTCATAGATGTCCACCTTGAAGTCTTCCGCCAATGTTTCGCCGGTCCATTCCGCCGCCAGCCCAAATGCCTTCTCGAGGACAGCCTCTTCATCCCGCACCCACGATTGCAGGTCGCACTGGCCCTTGCCTTCGTCGATCGCCTTGCCCATCGCCGTCTCGTTGCCCCAGGACTGCACGGTCAACGGCCCCATGCCAACCGCATCCATCTGCTCTTCGAGGTGGCGAAGCTCATTCTCTCCGGCCGTCACCGCACTGCCGCTGTGCTCGATGATCTTCATGTCCGCGTCGGCGTTGGTCGTCCTGACCGCGTGATTCACCCCCCATACGATCCCCTGCTCCATCTCCTTTGCCGTCAGCCCCTTGAGGAAAATGACACCCGAACGCGCGAACCGCAGATTGTTCCGGTGGTCGCTCTGGCTCTGGTAGTGCGCCAGATTCAGGTACGCCAGATCGTCCATCGCCGGGGACCCGACCATGAACCCCACTGGATTGATGTATAGGGTCACCAGGGCGATCTTCCCCAGCGTCATCTCGCCCTCTTGCACCACGTACCACTCCCCCTTCTCTCCCTGCTCGTACACCTGGAAGGCGTCAAGCCCAATCACCCGAATGCGGCGCGTCACCTTGACGTCCCACTGGCCACTGGCCCGATACACCGACTCACTGATCCGAATCTGCGTCAGCCGCGTCTCGCCGTTCACTTCTTCCGTCTGCCAGTTGATGAGCGAGATCGGATCGACCAGCACAAATCTCGGCCGCAGCCCAAGCTCGCGCTCCTCCCCAAGGCTCCCCGCCGTGTTCGGCGGATAGTCCACCAGAATGTGGCACAGTCCCCGATTGACGGCGACCTTGAGGAATTCCCTGGCGAACGAATTGAGGCTCCGCCCCTGATCGTCCACCGCATTCGGCATCTCCGCCAACTTCTCCGGCAGGTTGCCCACGATGCCAACACTGCGAGCAAACGGACGCCGCGACAACCCCAGCACCGTCTTCTTGTACCCGTTGTAGAGCACCGATCTTGACAGTCTCGCCTCATACACCTCGACCGCCTCGCCATCTTCTCGCGGCAGCCACTTGGTCCCAGCGGCCTTCATCGCCGCCGTCCCACCCATCAGATCATCCACCAGCTCCCACGCCGGAAGCATCGCCCTGTACGCCGGATGCGGCGTATCCACCATCGACTTCATGTCTTTACACCTCCAGGCCCGGACGGCTCAGGGACTTCACCCGGTCCAACTCTGGATTCCTCGATGTGGCAGTCGGCCGCAGGAGTTACGGCACCAACCGTCCGGGCCGCCGACGAAGACCCACCGTCAAATTCCGCCTCTGTCAGTAGTTCAGTCACGTGGTCCGTCAGAGTCCCGCCCACCCATCGCCGCCATGCGTCCAGGTCCATCCACGCATCGTCGCTGTCCCAATCCGCCGCATCCTCGGCCGGCAGGAACACTGGCTCGCCACCGACCAAGCGGCCGTACCCGAGAAGCACTGGCTTCTTCACTGGACGTGGATGCACAAAACGCTTGTGGATCGACCACACAATCACTTCGCCGCCCTCTGGAGCAGGTACTCGAAGAACTTGTTGCTGATGAATCGCCCGTCCTTGCCCACCCGCAGGGAATTGCCGGGGTCGTTCGGGTCGATGATGAGGGAGCCGGCCACGACGTAGTGCATGTCGATGTCGTTCGGGTCGCTGGTCACGAACACCGGCCCCACGTCCAGGTAGCTACGGGCGCAGGATGCCGCTGACATCGCTATCGTCGTCAGAATGAGCAGCCTGATGAATCGCATCATTCCGCTCCTTCTGTTCTCGCTCTCGTTTCTCGTTGCGTGAGGCATACCACCTCCACACCGCCAGGGCCAGCACCAACGCCGTCGCTATGACCGACCCGATAGCCTTCACGGAGAACCTACTTCGTCGTGGTCGTCGGCACGTTGTCCTTGATCGACTGCGCCACCCCGGTCACCCCGGACCGCAACGTGGTCAGACCCATCCCCGCCGCGATCGGCCAGACCCATTCGGGCACCGTGAACCACCCCATGCCCTCCGCACAGCCGAGAGCCAGCATGGCCCCCGCCACGATGTAGGTCTTCTTGCCGTTGAGGAATGCCAGAACCTTGCTGAAATCCATTTCCACGCCCTTTCAAAGCGAGTGCTTCTTTATACCAGCATATAGAAGCAATCGCCAAAACGCCGTCATGGCAAGAGTTTTTTGCCCAAAGCACAAAAAACCTCCACACCACCACAGCCCTACAGGCCCTTGACAGCCCCATGGATTCCAGACCCCATAGCCCTCCGAAATCCGCGAGACGGCCGCAACAGGTAGAACGGTATAGCCGCAAACAGATTGGCTCGCTGTAGAGCCCTTCCAGCCTCAGAACTGGCTGATAACAAACCCCGGCTCTGCCAGCGGGTGGACCTGGGCCACGTAGTAGCCAATCGCGTCCGACAGGTGCGTGAGCGTCTTGTCGCTGGTCTTGTCGATCTCCCCGGTCTTGTCGTTCCACACCACGCCGTCGAAGTCGGTAACCACATGCGGGCACTTCACCGGATCGACCAGGAACCGGATCTTCCCATCCGCCGCCTCGATCCGGCTGTTCATCGCGTTCACCCGCACCCGCTCCCTCGGGTTGGCCTTGGCGTAGGCCAGATAGAGCCGGCTGCCGAACACCGGCCGCAGCGACTTCTCGATCAACTCCCAATCCGATCCCTCCACCTTGGCCGTCCCCCTCGCCCCTCCCGTGGCGTCGCCGTAGCACCAGATCTCCTGGGGATGGCCGGCGTACCGCTCCGCAATCTCCTGGCAGACCCGCTTGGTGTTGCTGTTGTTCGATATCCACACCTCGTCAATGCACGCCGTCACCTCGTTGGCTACGTTCGGGTTGCTCCCCGCGTACTGCTGCTCCTGGCAAATGGCGCATACCCCCGGAGCCACGTTGAAGTCAAAGCACAGGATCAGCGGCAGCTTGGGATCATAGGCCAACCGCTCCCGCGCGTGCGTCTCCTGGAGGAACCCGTAGTACACCCGACCCTCGAACACCACGAAGCTCGCGTTGAACTCCTGGTCGAACGTCAGCGGGTCCATCTTCTTCCGCATCTGAGCCAGGAACGCCTCCGCTCTCTCCCTGCCCAAATACAGGTGCAGCACCTCCGACGCCTTCCAGTGGAAGTGCCTGGCCCCCTCCAGCTCGCCGTTGAGCACCTGCTGCGTCAATCGGTAGTAGTGATTCCTGCCACCGGGCACGCCGATGATGTCGATCCACCCTCCCCGCACCAGCATCGGCATGATATGCTCATCGAGCACATCCGGCCGGCAGTCCGCGTACTCGTCAATCACCCCGCCGTCCCAATCCCCACCCTCGATGCGGGCCGGCTTGTCCAGGCCCGCCACCTTGATGATCGCCCCCTGCCACAGCCGGATCGTCAACTCGCTCTCACTGATGTCGATGTCCGGCCGCCCCGTCCGCAGCGCCCACCTCGGCACCAGCGCCTTCAGGTCGGACCAAAAGATATCCTTGGCTTGCTGCTGCGTCGGCGCACAGGCGAAGAATCGACCGTTCGGGTACTTGCTGAAGGCAATGGCCCGAGCCACCAAGCGGCGCTTTGATGCTTCTGTCTTGAAAGTCCTCCGCCCCGCCGGCACAACATTGATAAGCGCGTTGCTATGCAGATAGGCATGTTGTCTGGGGTCAAGCCTGCACGCCGTCCAGCGAGAAGGCCACATATTACTCATTCTGTACTTCCTGGTGCATCGCGTCCAATTCGCTCAGCGATTGGCGGACTAATTCCGCTGCTGTAGGACCGTCCAATTGGTCCTCGCCCGGTCTTACCTTCCAATTTGCCGGATCTTGGTTCAACAACACAAATTCTCTGGCTCGTTGACTCGGCGGAAAAACATGTTTCTCGATCTTCTCCGTCTGCTCGACTACAGTCAATACTCCGTTTATCAGCCTCTTCTTGCGGCTAATAGTAGGCACTTCGACAATCAGCACATCGCAAGATTTATAGAGCGACCGAACTATTGACCCGCAGCCATTTCGCCGCCACTCTTCCCGCCCTCTACGTATTGCGTCCGCAAAATCCGAATTCGACGCCTTCCATTCATAATACAGCGTCCTGCCCACCCCTAACTCGGCAGCAATCTCGTCGTCCGTGCCATAATTCTCGCGGGCATATTCGTATGCGCGCTCCACAAACGAATCTCGCCACTTTCGTTTTCGTCCCCGCTTCGCCATCAAGACCCCACATACTCATAGCCGGCCAACGGAACCCCCGGCTGGCCCATTACTCTCCTAAATTTCTCTCCCTGGTGTCGTCGTGATCCTGTTTTATGATACGATCTGCATATCCAATTGTGATCCGATGCCAGACCCTTGATAATGCCAGGGTGGCTCGATACGATAGAAAGGCGATTCCCCTTGGCTCGATAGATAGAGCCGACAGCCCCAAGCATGGCCTTGCCAATTCCAATTCCCTGATAATCAGGTAAAACCACGATGCGATGAACTCTCCGGACCCCCTTATGCCCCAGACTCGGCAATACCGCCACAAAGACGACCAATTCATCCCCCCAGAATCCACCATAACACTTCGAGCCGGGATGTAGCCGACCACTCAAATAGTGATGGTGCGCAAAGATGCGCCACGCGGAACGATCGACAGATGCGATTTCAAGGTCAATTTTGGGTCGCCGAAGACGCCTCCGGACAAAGGCGTTAGTCTTCATATCAAGAACCCAATCCGGCTCCAGCCAATCCATAATGTCGTAATGGCACGACACCGCTACAAATTTCATTTCTCGCCGACGTACCGCTTTGGCTATAGCCGCAGATGCCACCTTTGCAACCGTGCGGTCAACAACGCTGGTGAATTCATCAATCACAACGCAACCCTTGTCGGCTCCCTCCACGATGGCCCTGGCAAGCTCGACCCGGAATTTCTCGCCATTACTCAACACGGCAAACGGTTTGCACCAACTTGGCGGGCTCGAAAGTCCAACCGACGTAAGCGCCTGAACAATATCCCTCACACCATCGGAGGTTTTGAAATCATCCAAAATGGCCTTGTCTCTGGACCACTCGAACCCTTCTTGGATATATTCACCAAAAACGCTGCGAGCTACCGTGCTCTTGCCGGAGCCACTCGGTCCAACAATAAGTCCTATTCTCCAAGTCGGGTCGAGATCGTACGGGAAATCGAATTTCCAGGAATGCGACGTCTTATCTTTGATAGGCAAGTCGAACATGCCTTTGATCTGGTCAACCCGGAACGATTTAGCGATCTGTGTTTCCACTACAATGTCAACAGTCGGCACGTGTAGCCCTCCCGTTGCATTCGCTCGTAAATTTCCGATTGCTGATCTTCCGTCTCGCATTCAACCAAAACACCAAATTGAGATTCAGGTATCTCCGCTTTGTGCTGTCTGTCCTCGACTTCGTTGGCATCCCCGAGCATCTTGTTCAATTCATCCTCGTTGAAGCCTGTCGCCAGAAGATCAAAGTCTTCGTCCATACGGAGTGCATTCAACTGACTCGATAGAGCGTCCATATCCCAGGCAGCCAATTCCGCCGTCCGGTTGTCTGCGATGGAATAGCCCGTGCGATCTGAACCAGACAGATTCGAGTAAACGACCCCAATCCGCTCCCAACCCAGCGACTTTGCAGCCTCTAATGTCCCATTGCCAGCAATCACAACACCATCGCGATCGATCACAATAGGCTTTTGTTGGCCGAATTGCTTCAAGCTCCCCTTAATCGCTTCCAGATTATGCTCGTTGTGTGTGCGTACGTTGGCAGGGTCCAATCGAACATCCCCAATCGGAATCACGACCAGACCCTCGTTGATCTTCTCCTTCATGAAGAATTCTCCATAATGACTACTTCTACATAGAGGCACCATACGGAGAATAACAGACGAATTCGTCGTTGCCAAGAAAAAAGGGCCGCAACGAGCGACCCTTCACTGCACGAAAATTCGTCTGTCTAACGGCACATCAAAAAAACGTCGTTGCCCGGCAAGGTGTATCGGCACGCACGGCCTTGGGTTCCTGAGCACAAAACCATACCGACCGAAAAACCACGGCGACTCGCAGCACGTCACACAATCGACCAAATCCACCGTACCGATAACAGCCATGAAGTCAAATTCCGTCGGCGTCGGCATCTTGATTTCGGGAAACTTCCTTTGTACCCATTGATATCCTTGATAATCAAATGCTCTGCCTGCGTGAACGGCAAACCGGCCGCGAAACACCGTAGACCAGTTGCGATTCTCTACATCCTTCAGTCCATGTACTACGAGCCACGCCCACGGATTCCGAATACTCAATACCTTCACAGCCCTACCTTTCGCGTATCGGTCTGCGTGAATGCAATCCCGTCGAGGTGCTTGGCCAAATCCTCTTTGATGTAGTATCGCTTGCCGTATTTCTCGCACAACTCGATGGCCTTGGCCCCGAACGACCGCCAGTCAATCTTCGCCTCGCGTTCGGGATCGTGGTTCAGCTTGCCGATCTTGTAGAGGTCTACCCATTCCCAGGTGTTCTCGATGATTCGCAGCGACACCTTGGGGTCCAGGACCGGCTCCAGGCTCACCCACGTCTCAATGCCCCGGTCGTGCGCCTGGATGATCGCCTTCGTCCGCTCCCACGGCGTAGCCGCTCCCGGCTCTTCCTGTCGGCTCGGCCCTTCCTCGACAAACGTCATGGTGGTCGCAAACGCATCATGCGGCCCGTACAGACTGCATGAGGTTCTGTACGTACTCAGGATCATTCTCGACTTTGTCCTTTCAAAACCCAGACCCCGCCCAGATGGGCGAGGGTCTGGGTTGAAGGCGAGCGCATTTTCCCTGCAAAAGCGTCAGGGTTGCGGCCATGCGATTTCAATCTCATCGTCACTCAGGACGCAGTCGCATTCCAGGCAATGGATGTCCTGCATGTCATCGCAATGCAAATGGTGGTGCTCATGTACCCCTGCGTCACCGAGGTGTTCCCATTTCCCAGTCTGATGGTTGGCGAGCCACTCTTTGGCTCTGGCGGTCTCCGTGCGTACGTCATCGACGGGCCTGCCCTCTGCCTCTGCTGTCGCTTCGGGCGTCTCACATCGCCCGTGGCACAGTTCCGCGAACACATTCCGCACTTGGCCAGATCCCTTGCACTCCGGGCAGGTGTGGTGATCACTGCCGCAAGTTCCTGGCCCACCACACAGCGGGCACGCGATCATCAGTCTGTCTGTCGTTGCCATTTTTCAACCCTTTCAACCCATGAGTTAGTATTGAGTTATCACCTTTGCATCAGTTTCGACTTCGGCGCAGTACCCGTTCGGCCGTGCCGGCCAGCCGCTCGGCGTCCCTTCAGAAACGCCTCTGTCTTGTCCGTTTTGATAAACATGCCAACCCGGTCGCGGGCAAATGCGTTCTCCAAAGCCTCGGTCACGAGGTCCGAGAGTGTCCAGGCCTTGCCGGTTCTGGGGTTGTAGCGGGTCGATTCCGTCGCGTGGCGGCGCTTCACTTCGCGATTGATCGCCTCCACCAGGTCCGGGCGGATGCTGTACGCGTGGCGCTTCGGTTTCGTGTCGTTATTGCTCATGGGTCAGTCCTCCTCGTTTTCTGTAGCTTCCGATTGCTTGACGAAATGATCGCTGAGGGCTTGCGCTGCCTCGTCGGCGGCCTCGATCGCCTCTTCAGCCACGCGCTTGACATCTCGCCGGATTATCGGCATAGCCGCTTTCCATAGCGCTTCTGCTTCGGCGTTGGCGTTATCGCATTCGTCACAATCGCATTCCGCCTCGAAGGCGATCTCGGCAGGTCGCCGATCCGCCGGGCGCGACCAGTCCAGACGCCAGTGGTCGCCATAGTCGAGATACCACTCGCGGGCGGGATCGTGGCCGACGCCGATCTCGATTTGGGATTTGTAGCCAGCGTTTTCGATGACCTCACACGCAGCCCACTCCCAAGCCGCGCGGATTTCGTCGCGCTCTGGTTCCCCGCATGGGGCCTCGAACGACTCGAAATAGATGCGATTGGTTTTGATCGTGATTGTAAACTTCGCTTCGTTCGTGCTCATGGGTCATGCCTCCAACTATTCAGGATTGCTTAATGGTTCACTCTGCCCCGGCGCAGGAGCGGGGGCAGGGGGTCAGTCAATCAATCTCTGTACGTTCCACGACCTCTATCGCGTCGTCGTCCTCGTCCATGCGCGCCTCAGCCTCTCGCATATTGATGACGGCCGTGATATGACGGCATTGTTTTTTCGCTGGACAGGTGCAGGACATCGTGAAATACATACTCCCCATCTCGTCCAATCGCGTGTGAGAGCGTACGTGGTAGGTGCTGCCGGATTGACTAACGACATCCCACCCCCTATCTGTGTCAATAATATTCGTGAGGCGATAGCGCTTCAGAAATTCGTCCCAACTATCGCCCTTGCGTTTTTCTGTTGTTGGCTCCATCGTCATTCCCCTTTCATCTGGTTGCGTGTTCGGTTGTCGGTTGCGTGCTCCATCGCACGCATCTACATATATATACGTCCAAATGCCGATTTGTCTACAGTTAAAATGTTGGGATGTCACAGAGAAAGTTATAAAGCACGAAAACACAGAGGCTTACGAGCGTAAAAATATCTTCAGAAAATGCGAACATGCGAAAAGGGACACCCGGTTTCGCGAGACAAAATGTGTCAGTGACAAATGTCAGGACAGACTATTCGCGGCAACCCATTCATGAAGAAGTGCCCCAAATGCCGAGAGATCAACAAAAGGAGAAAACCATGAAATGCAGTGACCCAAGACACATTTTCAGACGCGGCGTGGCTGGTCGCCCGTCGCTCGGGCGAACGGTTCATGCGATGTCGTAGAAGTATCCGCACTGTGTGCAGCGGCGGATATTCCGCGTACTTCGTCCCATCTTACAGGCCCCGATGATCAGCACGATCCCGAAGATCGTCCCGATCGGGAACGCCAGCAGCAGGCCCAGCCCGATCAAAAACACCAGCACGCCGGCCACTTGTAGTGCGGCGTTGCTCTCCGTTTTCGTCGTCGCGACCATCGACCCGCCGCAATGATCGCACGACACTGGATCTTTCATTTTACAAATCAAATCGTTGTGGTGTGCCATTGTCATTCTCCTTTTCCGGCCCGCCGGAGCGGGCGTGTTATTGACTTGTCTGTATATATAGATATCAGATATACGCCAAGGCTTCGGCAGCGATTGCGTTGGTGGTACTGGTTGTCGTCGTCATCGTTTTTCCCTTTCCTATGGAGTTTGGATAAGTCGTTTATTCTATATAAAGTATATCGACTATATCGTCTTGTGTCAAGAGAAAAAATGCGGGATTTCCCGAAAATTTTATGGAATTGTTTCAGACTCCAGCAGCCCCTAAAACCTCTTGCCCCAACTGCCGCCGGTACTTGCGGACCAACCGCTGTCCCAACGCCGCCTGTTTGGGCGTGAGCCTCGGACAGTCCGCCAGCGACTTGCCGATATGCGCATCGACCTTGCTGAATCCCCAACCGTCCAGCGCCCGCGCCCCATCACAGTACGACGCCAGCGTTCGCAACCCATCGTGAATCGCCTCGATCTGCTCGGCCGTCAACGTCTCGGCCACCTTCTCGATCTGCTTCCTCGGCGTGCTCTCCACCGGCGAAAACTCCATCACCTTGACCGCCAGTTCCTTCTCTTCCGGCTCGATGTCCAGGGCCTTGTCGATGATCTCCTGCTTGCGGACGAGAATCTTCGCCATCCGGGCGTCCAAGGAGCCGTCAAAGACCAGGTGTTGCACCAGCACCGACTCCCGCTGCCCTATGCGGTGGCAGCGGTCCTCCGCCTGCGTCAGGTTGCCCGGCACCCAATCCAACTCCGCAAAGACCACGTGGCTCGACGCCGTCAGCGTGATCCCCACCCCCGCCGCCGTGATCGACCCGATGAACACCCGTACGTTGGGATCGCCCTGGAACGCATCCACCGCCGCCTGCCTCTCCACCATCGACGTATCGCCCACCAGCTTCACTGATCGGATGCCATCCTGCGACAGCCCTTCCTCGATCGCGCGGACGACATCCTTGTGGTGGGCGAACACCACCACTTTCCCCGACGCATCCACCGCATCCAGCAGGTGAGCCAGTACACTCGGCACCTTGGCCATCGCCGTATCATGCCGCAGCGTCGCCATCTCTCCGAACGCCGCCGCCTGCCCCTCGCACAGCCGATCCACCGCCTTCTGGTACTCGTCCTCGCTCGCCGACGCCTTCGCCAGTTCCACCTCCGCCCGCAGGCGGTCGATCTCCGATTCGTGCCGGTCCCACGCCTCCCGCTCGGCCCGCACCTGCTCCGCCGCTCCATTGGCCGGCACCTCTATCACTTGCCGCCTCTTGGCCGGCAACTCCGTCAGCACATCCGCCTTGAGCCGCCGCACCATAATCGAGGACCGCAGCTTCTCCTGCAACTCGTCCAGGTTGGTCGCCCCCGAGAAGTCCCATCCATAGCGGCCCTGGTATGCGCCGCAGTAGCGTTTTGCAAATCCCATCATGCTGTTGAACGTCACCGGGTCCAGGGCATGCGCCACCGGCCATATCTCAATCGGCCGGTTCGTAATCGGCGTGCCCGTCAGAAACACCCGCCGCCGCGCCTGGATCGGCTCGATCCTCTTGGCCGGGTCGCGATCCCACTTGCCCAAGACCATCTGCGTCCGCTTGGCCCGGCTGTTCTTGCAGTAGTGACATTCATCGACCACCAGCAGATCCCACTGGACCGCGTCGATCTCCGAGCGGAACCTGTGCAGAATGTCGTAGTTGATGACCACCACGTCGCTGTCCACCCAGCCAGCCTTCGTGTCCACCACCCCTACCGTCATTGCGCGGACCAGCCACTTCTCGGCCTCCCGCTGCCAGTTCAACCGCAGGGATGCCGGACAGATAATGAGCACCCGACGGACATTGGCATCGGCGTTGATGATCCCGATCGCCTGAATTGTCTTCCCGAGGCCCATTTGATCGGCTATCAACACCGACGGACGATCCATCGCGTACGCAATCCCTGCCCTCTGAAACGGCAGGTACTCCAGTCCCTCCGGCCGGGGAATGTCCACATCCGCCGCTGCCGCCTTGGAGGCCGCAATCGCCGCCTCCACCTTCCGGGCGTGCTTCTCCAGTTCGGCGGCCACCGTCGGCTCTGCATACTGCCGCAGCTTACACGCCGTCGCCGGGTCTTTCGTCCACCACCGCCTCTTACGCGGGTCCCAGCGGAATCCGGCCCCCTTGGGAATGTGGCGGTTCTCGAATCCGACATCCGCCACGTACACTTCGTCGCCAACGTCGTACAGCAGCTTCACATTTTCGTTCATCGTCTTTCCCTTTCAATATGACGTTTGTTCGATTACCGATTCTATATATAGTATATCGGCTGGATATAACCCGGTCAACGAAAAAATCGGAATTTCCCAAAAATTATTTGCAAATTATTCCGGCGCATCGTTTTTCCATTTCCAGCTAACATTGATTGGGTTATTGATTCCATAATCTTACGGAAATTGTTTCGCCACTGCCCCCTTTCCCCGAATCTCTTCCCGTAGTCGCCGGGCCATTTCCCCATAGTTAACCGGGCCGTAAAACGGCCGAACCGCCTTGAATAGAAACGGCTCGATCTTCAACCATCGAGTCCGATCCCGACAGGCCATCCATTTCCCAACCGCCTCCAGGAATCGTTTGTTGTTCAGGTGCGGTGCGTCCGGCGCATGATGATGGCAGTCCACGCACAGCCCCACGCCAAAGTCGGGATCAAACCGGATTGACGGGTCGCTGCTCTGGCTCCGGAAGATGATATGGTGGGGTTCCAGCGGCAATATCCGTTTGCACAGATAGCACCGCCCCATGGCGCGAGACAGCACGATCTGCGCCCACAATCGATCGCACTCCGCCGCCGTCGCGTTCCGCCGCTGCTTCATGCCGCCTCGACCAAATCGCGCATCGACAACGACGATGCCACATTACAAACGGCGTCACGCAGCATCACCGAAGCCACACTGGACGCCCCGTTGCCGTCCCCTGTACCCGGAAAGAGTACCCCCTCGACCGCGACAATGACGTCCATCAGCGTCACTTCCTTCAATGGCTTGGCCAGCGCAAACCCACCGGTTCGGCCAATCTTCGAGATCAATATCCCTGCCTGCGACAATGTCCGCAACACGGACCACATCTCGCCTCTCCGCCCAAGCGCCGCCTTCGCCTCCTGCGCCGTCATCTGCTCACCCCGCCGGCCCATGTATACCAGTGCATCAATCGCCACCTCCGTCTGCTTTGACAACTTCATAGGATCATTCCCCCGTACAGTTGCGGTTTCACGTTTTTCGGCAGGTATAATGGATGTCTGGGGTGCCCTGCCTTCGTCGTCCCCAAACACAACACGGTTACGCCCATTTCTTGCAGCATCTTCACCACCTGCGCACCGCGATCATGCAATGCCCCGTGGACGCCCCACGCCGCAACAACCAGGTTCGCATCGAAAGCTACCCGTCGAATCGCAATATCGTTCTCAGGCCCCACTGGGTCATCAACCGTCAGCAACCCCTTTGGGTCCGTGCTGCGATAAGCGAAGATGTTCGTCATCACGTAGGCTCCAAATCCCCACGCCCGAGCAAAACCGACGCATCGCCGGCACGTGGGGTCAAGGGCCGTTTCATCAGCCGTGGAAGGATTCAGACCAATCACATTTATCACCTCTCCGTCACTCCACTGCCGCGTCAACGTGTATCGCCACCGCCGACACGGCGAGAACTCGGCTTGCGAAATCGTAAACGATTCCGTTCTGGCCATTGCTTACCTCCACATCCGCCAGATTCGATTCATCGATTACTCGCATCGCGTCCTTCTTTCCTTTGTCACACAATCAAAATGTGGGGGCAGGCACGCCCTGCCCCCTGGGAAAGAGATAAACGACTACGGTCCAGCCGGACCCATGCGGTAGCCGTCCGCTTGAACGAGAACATAGCCCGTCAACACCTGCGGCCCGGCCACTACCTTCAGCTCCGTACACGTGAAAAACTCCACCGCCACCCGCGCAATTCCAACCATGTCACAGGGAATCCACCGCGAAATCGGCGCTCGCCAATCCTCCGGGTCCGATATGGCATCGAAAACCCGGCGAATGTCCGCCACCTTGTAGCCTTTGTACTCCTGATGGGCCTCCGCCTCAATCCGCTCTTGTTCCATCTTCGCCACCAACGCCGCCATTCTCCCGTCGGCCTCTTTCATTGCTTGCTCTGTCGCCATCATCATTCTCCTTTTGGCCCGACCGGGCCGTAGTGACAGTCACACTCCGGGTCGTCACGCAGCCCGCTCCCAAGCCGCGCGGATTTCGTCGCGCTCTGGTTCCCCGCATGGGGCCTCGAACGACTCGAAATAGATGCGATTGGTTTTGATCGTGATTGTAAACTTCGCTTCGTTCGTGCTCATGGGTCATGCCTCCAACTATTCAGGATTGCTTAATGGTTCACTCTGCCCCGGCGCAGGAGCGGGGGCAGGGGGTCAGACGCCCCAACGGTAGTGCTGGCCGTTGGAGGCTATGTAGTCATCGCAGGATTCGCGTCGGCCGTCGATGATCTCGCAGGCGATTTCCTCTGCGATATCTGCCGGGCAGTTCAGATCATCCACGCTACGCCAGCAATGACCCTGGCCACCACTCGCATCGATCTGTACGCAGTAGTTTGTCATCATCTCGTTCATCGTTCATTCTCCTTTTTCCGGCCCTCGCGGGCGCTTGCCAAGGCCGCCGGCCCGAGCCGATGAAATCGGTTAGTCAACGGTTTTCTGCCAGTCCGGCAAGGAGGGCGCGAGCGCGGCACGGCCAGCAGACGGATCGACGGACGCCTTGCGGCAGGCTGTTGCAGTCTGCGCCGTTGCCATACTCACATTCTCGCTCGGCCATACGGTCAATCAGCCCGTCAATGACGGCATGTCGGCCCGTCTCTACCAGTTCGGGATAGACGACCGTTTCAGGACCGTCTCCGCAAGTGCCCGCCTTGGCTGGGTCGATTGCTACTACGCTGGCTTTCTCGAAGAGTGGATTCAGTTGGCCACGGTCGATCCATGCCCGGATGTATTCAGGCGCACCGATGAAATTGTAGCAGGCATTGCCCCGCATGACAAAAGGCCCCTTGCCAGCGGATCGCGGCTGCTCGGTATCGCAGAGGATAGGCTGATTCCATCCTGCGAACACAGCGCCGCGAAAGAACGAGATGGGCGCGTTGACGTAGGGTTGCCATTCCAGCCGCAACACATAGAGCTTGCGGCCCCGTGGCTGGCTGAAAATGACCTGCCCCTTGGCAATGTCGATGTCGCGCACGAGGATTTCGGTTTTCTGCGTCATCGCCATCATTTCGCCGATTTTGTAGATGGTATACTTGTCGCCGTTGTTGAAGATGCTCAGTAATTCCATTGTTGTCTGTTGCATGGTCTTACCCTTTCAATCGTCTTTCCCTTTCCGTCGGAGGGGCCGGTGATTGCCCGGCCCCGGTCCATGATCCTCAGCCAAGCAGTTCCGCATACCACTTGCGGTCCTCCAGGCGAACCCGAAGCTCCGCCACTGCCCGGTCGAGTTCCTGGTTGGTGCCCTGGAGGATTCCGCACGGATTGAGACCTCGCGGATGATTCGTTTGCACGTACCCCAACGCCTCGTCCAGGTCACGCTTGGCTCGTTCAATGCAACGCTCGATCCGTTTCGCAGCCTCCATGATCTCATCTTCGTTCTCCCAAGCCCGCATCAGCGCCTTGCCTTCCGGCCCTTGGAAGTTCATACCCTGCCCCTTGGCCATCAGGGCATCCATGTTGGCCTTGGCTTCGGCAGCGATTGCGTTGGTGGTACTGGTTGTTGTCGTCATCGTCTTTCCCTTTCAATATGACGTTTGTTCGATTACCGATTCTATATATAGTATATCGGCTGGATATAACCCGGTCAACGAAAAAATCGGAATTTCCCAAAAATTATTTGCAAATTATTCCGGCGCATCGTTTTTCCATTTCCAGCTAACATTGATTGGGTTATTGATTCCATGTAAAATATATTGCCCAAATATGCCCGCGTTAAGAGAAAAAATTCACGAATTCTATAAAATTTTATGGGTTAGCGGCCAAAAGAACCGCGAGCCCTGGATAACTGCGAACCCTCCGCCAGTAGTCCCACGTGGACGCCTTCCGTGGCCCGCGAGGCCCGCCATTGTGGCATCGCGCCCATTCCTCCGGCCCGCCATTTGGACAGTACCGCCGCACATATACCTCGAACATCGCCCGACTGGCTTTGGGGTCGTACCGATCCGCCAAACCAAACACCGGGGCCCCCAGATACTCGTTCACGTCTCGCACATAGCATGGCCGTATCTGAGCAATCCCAGCCGCATCTTCCGCCGGGTTGTAAGCCCTGGGATCGTTCCGGGATTCCACCCAACAAATCGCCCGCCAGGTCGCCTCCAGCAGCGCCGCCCGATCTCCCCTGGCCAACCCGCTCAGCCCCAGCACCACATACACCGCCACCGCCAATCTGATCTCTCGCCTGCTCATGTCCACGTCCTCCAATCCAAAGGACCACTGTATACTTCCAAATAACAGTATACTACGTATATCGACACAATATAACGGGCGATTTAGCAAAAATCCCGCCGTGGCAAAAAAAAGCCGGGCGTTGACGAGACGCCCGGCAAGGGAAAGACGATGCACAACCGGCCGTCCCTGTGCGGACGGACTTCGGCAGGCACGTCACTATCAGAGGTCGGCGAGCTTCATCCCCTTCAAAGCCCGCTCGATGGAAGATCTAATCTTGCGGCGAATGGCTGCCTGCCGCTTGGAATCTCCGGCGACCGGCGCACAAACCCCATCGCCAAAAGCCGACACCACCGTCCAAGCATTCAGTCGCTTTCTCTGCAACGTGTACCCGCTTTGTCTCCCCCGGCGGCTCACCACAATCCTCTCCCGCAGCAACGGAATTATCGCCTGTTGCACCCCGCCCGGTTCCAAACCAATCGCCAGGCCGATCTCCACCAGAGACATCGGTCCATCGGCACCCGACAGCACCCCGCATATTTCCAGGGCATAGATGGCATTCTTTCTGATTTGCATACGCCCAATATATCGATTTCGTATAACCTGTCCAGCAAATTTTCGATATTTTGTCATACATCGGCCTTCAAGGCATTTCGCACCTTGACGGCCTCCAGCCGCACCATCTCCCCCGACAACCCTTCCCGGTCCGCAATCTCCCGCCGTTCGCGGCCCTCCCATCGAGCCAGCACAATCCGTTGCTGCCTCGGCGTGCAGCGCACGCAAACTACATCCCAAAGCTCCAAACACCGAACGCCCCACAGCCCACGCCGACACTCCAGCGGATAGTCGTCGCTGAACCGGACTATTCCAAGTTCCCGGTTCCGGCTGCATGAGAACGATCTGTAGCGCAGCCGCCGGTACTCTTCCCCCATGTGCTTCAAACATTGCAGCGGCTCCCACTGAGACAAACTCGTCGCGTACCGCATCGACCGCAGCCACCCCTCGGAAATCAAATCCCCCACCTCTACAAAATTCGTTCCGTCTGGGTCCAGTCGCCGCAACGTCACTTTCGCTGTCGCAGTCAACACCTTCATCGCCTCATGCTCCACCTCGTCACCCTCCCCGCGCCACCAGTTCGATTCATTGGTGCGGGGTCGCCCCATCGGTTGTCCTTTCCACATCAACGCGACTTTTGCCGCGCCTGCCACACCCGTTGTCTCGACTTCACCGGCTGGCTGCCATCCCGAATGTACTCGGCCAGCGGGTCCGTGCTCTCCGGGTGTTCAAGCTGCCACTGCACAAAGTCCGGCTCCGTCCACGGCGAGTATCCCTGTGAGCATCCAAGCCAAAGACAGCACGCCACAAAAGCAACGCACGCCAAGATCGTTCTCCCCTTCATATCACGCCATTTCCTTGTTTGTGGTCACCAACACGCACCGGACGTCGCCCCATAGAACGCACTCTCCGAAGTCCTCACACGTGCCGCCGCCCTTCTGCGGAACAGGGGCATGAGGCACCGCATGGACACACTGCCTGTCCGTCTCACGGCACAGCCCGCTCAGCTTCATTTTGCACAGCACGGTCTTCATAGAACCTCGACCTCCACGCCAAGTTCCTCTGCGCCCTTGCGGCAGTAGGATTCGCTGATTTCAATGCTGATGCAGTCGATGCCCAGGCGCTGACAGACGCGGGCCGTGGTGAACGTCCCCCCAAACAAGTCGATCACCAAATCCCCCGGCTTGGCACTGAACTTGACGATCCGCTCCAGCAGGGCTTCGGGGTGCTGGTTCAAATGCCATTTCCGCTTCTCTTTGAACGTCCCGCACACTCTCGATTCCTTCCACACCCCGTCCCACACATCCCCCGGCACTCGTCCCCTTGGATCGGCTCGGGAATCATCATACTCCCGCTGGCGGACAGATGGCTCACGGATCGCGTCGGCCTGCCACTTCGTTGACGGCACCGAGAATCGCAGGAGAGGCCGAAAACACGATCCATTGTCAGCCTCCCTGTGCTGACCGAATGTGAACCACCATACATAGGGCTTGATGTCCCTCCAGTGATCCACGTTCTCCGCGTACAGCCTGCCCTTCAACGCGAAGTCCCATTTCCAGTAGTAGCTCAGCCAGAACACGCACGATCGCTTGCAGCCCGCATCCGTCACATCGGCAAGCCATTTGATGTAAGAGGCGTCCGAAGGCCATCGGTCCTCGAAGCCGTTGTACTTCATGCCGAGATTGTCCGGCGGGTCGGCGAAGATCATCTTCGCCCTGGGCAGCTTCGGCAGAACCTCCAGACAGTCACCGCGTATGATCCTGTTCATCATCAATCCTCGCCGTCCTCATCCATCTCATACAGGTCGGGATTGCCGTAGTCGATCCGGCCCCACCGCTTGCCCTTGAACGCCTTCTCTCTCTTGCGGCGGGCGTCGATGGCCTCTTTGTTCATCTCGTACCAGCGACGCTTGACCTGCTTCTCTGTGCCCTGGAACGGCTTGTCCGTGCCACGCGCCTTGCGGTATTGTTCGTTCGTCATAGATGGGTCTTTCCCTTTTCTGTCGGCGGGGATTCGTAGCCGACGACAGTCTGACAGTGCTCGCAAATTACGGCGCAGTAGGGTCGTCGCCAGAGCACCCAGAGGAATCGCTTGCTTCGTTGCACCAGCCCACGCATATAGGGCTGGAACGGAAAGACGCCGCAGTTCGGGCACTGGCAATATGGCGGCGTGACGTCCTTCAATAGTCCGTACTCGATTGGCATTGTTCGCTCCTTCACTTCGATTCTCCTACAAGTGCCCAATTCATTTCTCTACCCCCAAAAATCCCAATGCGAGCAGGCAGCAGACGATTTGCTCCTTCGGGGTCGCCATGGCATAACATTCCATGCCAGTGAGCGCGTACCCCTCACAGGTACATCGCCCGAAAGACAATTTCATCAGTACGGCAGACGCCCTCAAACGATGATATGGTGTTTCGTCCCGGAGCCTTCGTGCGACGATCTCCAGCGGTTCGTCGTTCGACCTCCAGCCCAGCGCATGATACATGGTCTTGCGAAAATCGACCGAATCCAGTTGGAGCATCTCTCTATAGGTCATGTCTGTTGCTTTCCCCCTGCGCAGACACCGCTGGCGTTCGGGGCAGCCGTCGTCGTGGCAACGGCAGATGTCGTATGGAAGAAAGCCAGTCACTTCGATTCCTCCACCAGGTCCTTCACTCGCAGAAACGCATAGAGGTACTCGCAGGCATTTCGCTGGGGTCGGCACTCCACCGCCCGATCGTCGACATACGCCGCCGCCAGCGGCTTGCCCTGGCCGACGTAAATCTCGTCGTAGGCGAACCCATGCGCGTCCAGCCACAGCTTGACCCGCTGCGTCATGAACCCCACGGCTAAAGCCGGGGGCTTGTCTCTGGCGCTACATCCGCATCAGCGGGTGCATCCGAGACGATAGGCAGCATGACACCTGCCCTTAAAGCAATGTTTTTCGCAGCGTTGACATCGGCATGGGCCGTATGCCCGCACGACAGGCAAAGGAATTCGGCTTGACTGCGACGATTGGCTTTCTCAATATGACCACACACGGCGCACTGCTGGCTGGTGTATTTCGGGTCCACCAGGACGACCGGAATACCGGCCAGCCGCGCCTTGTAGTCGATAAACTGCCGCAGTTGGGCAAAACTCCAATTGCTATGTCGTGCTCGTTGGTCGGCTCCTCTAGCCCTGGTCCGCGCGCGGATGCCCGTCAGGTCTTCCAGGGCAATCGCGCGGTTCGTGCGCTGAGCCGTCTCCACGAGGCGCTTGCTGATCGTGTGGTTGATGTCTTTCTGAAAGCGGCGCTGGCGACCCGCCAGCTTCCGCAGGTGGCGTTTGGCCGAGAGGCTGCCGCGCGCCTGCAAGTCGGCACGGAGCCGTTGCATCCGCTGGCGGTTGCGCTCGACCGGCGCGCTGGTCAGCACGTCGCCGTCGCTGGTGGTGGCGATATTCGTCACGCCCAGGTCCACGCCCAGCGCCTCGACTACATCGCGCGGATCGGGGTCGGGGATTTCGCACGTCGCCAGCAGGAAGAACATGCCGTTGAAGAATACGAGGTCGGTTTCGCCCTGGCGGTACTGCAACAACTCGCGCTGGCGCTCGCCCGCGCCATAGGGAATGCGCTGGCGACCGTTAACCGTCCAGATCGACACCTCGGTGCGGTCGGTGTACCACGACAGAATGCGGTCGTCATAGGCAATCGCGCCGTGCGGGTGAAAGCGGCGCTGCGTCTTGCGGTCGAGCTTGTAGGCGTCGGCCACCTTCGCCAGACAGCGGATGACCATCTGCGCCGAGAGGTCGAACCGCGCGCGCACGTCGTAGTAGGTCAGGTTTTGCATTCCGTAGCGGTGGAAGACCTGCGCGTCGAACGCGCGCGCGCTGATGTAGTCACACGCCGCGTTTGCCGTCTCAAGCGTCTGCTTGAGCGCGGCGTGCTGGTCTTTCGTCGGATAGAGGCGCACCTGCGCAATCAGTTTCATAATATGAAGTATAGCACGGAGGTTCTACGATGTCAAGAGGCCGCGCTTCCTCCCCACGCCTAAAGGCGGGGGCTTCCGCGCGGGTTTTTCGGTGAGCATCTGGACCGATTCGTTCCGCCCCGAAATCTTCGGGTCGGCGTTGGTCCTGGTCGTAAAGATCACCACGCGGGCGACCTCCTGGAGCTTCTTGGTGAACTGGACCGCGCCGGGAATCGGATCTCCGATGTGCTCAACGCCCTTCCAGCCGTCGTACTGCGCCAGCACGCCGTCCAGGTCGACGCAAACGCTCTTCTTCATGCTCCATACTCCCGCACCTTCGTGATTCTCAATTCCCCCCGCTTGACCTCGGCGAACACCATCTGAAACTCGAACTCGGGGTACATCTCCGCTGCCGTCTTGAACTTCACCGCCGCGTCGTCCTCCACGTAGCCGCCCTTGACCTCGTGGAACTGAATCTCGTCACCCATGACCACCATAAAGTCCGGCGTATAGAACGTCCGGTCAGCCAGCCGGAACTTGATCGGCTCAAACCGGAACGATTGAATCTCCCCGGCGCGCTGGAGCAATGCCAGCCGCGCCGCATATGCCGCCTCTGTCTTGTTCATCGTGCCCGGTGCCTGTCGTTTCCGAGGGCGAACCCGCCCACCTCTGCTAAAGGCCGCCATACGATATCCTTTCCACCAAAAACACCTTGCCTTGCGTCGCGTCGCCAGGCCCTGCCACGCCCTATCATGCCTTGCCACACCTTTTTGTTCTTAAGCCCCTTCGTAATCTGCCCAGGAACCCCCGATCTTAGGGGCCGGAAGCCACGATCTGCCCTTCGCGAGGGGGCAGGAGGGGTCCGGGCCGTTCGTCGATTGTAGAGGCATATAGGAGCCGTTAAAAGTACATCCGCATTCTTGACCCCAAAAACCGCGACAAACCACCCGGAACCCCTCCCCCAAGAACTACGCCTGGGCCTCTTCAAGTATCTCACCGGTCTCAACGTCCACACGATGGCGTCCATCGTCCGTCAGGAGCGTCCCCTGCTGCGGCGAATCCATCTTCGAGCCGCCCCGTTGGACGAACAGACACTCCCGGCCTTTGCTCGGACTGCTATCCACACTGGCCACACTCGTGTACGCAGGTGGATTCGGCGGCGTGGCCACGATATCGCACGCGATGTCCACGGAGCACGGTTCGTGATCCTCGACCATTGCCGCCAGACTGTCGGCGTCCGCCGAGAACTCGACCGTCAACGTCAGCTTCGCCTTCTTCTTCGCTGCCCGCACGCCGTACTTGCGCAGGTACTTCACGTAGTCGTCCTGCAAGGCGGCGAGCTTCTCCATGAAGTCCTCGTACACCTTGCCCTGGTTGAACTGGCCGATGCCTTCCAGTGGCACAAACGAAAACTGGCTCACTTGGCCCCCTTTCTCTTGCCGTCCATCCCCACCGGGATTTCCAGGTAGATGAGCGCCTTCGCCGCCGCCATGCGGTCGATCACCGCCGCCTTGGAGCCGCGAACCGACACCCCCTTGATTTTGGCCAGGGCCAGCAAGTCGCCCTTGACCATTGCATCCAACACCGCCCGGCACTCACCGGCCGGCACCGCAACCTTCGACATCTTCGTCTTCACGTCCTTGCCCTTTCACATACGGTTCCACTTTCCGGCCAGAGGCGCACCGTGGCCCCTGGCCACCGACCAACCGGCTACGCCAACGAGTCGTCGTTCTTCCGGCCGACATACGACCACTGGCCGTGCTCGACCGTGCCCAGGCCCACCACCGCAGCCAATGTGCCCGAGACCTTGTCCAGCACCCTCTGCGTCGCCGCGACCTTCTCCTGCTCGACATCCGAAGAGATCAACTGCACCATCACCCCGCCGGCGTCCTCGACCATCAGCGACACCTCCATCCGCGCTGGCTCACAGTCCATGAACACCGGACACTCGATCACGATCGTCTCGGGCAGGTCCACCACCGTATTCTGGACCTGTCCCTTGATCTTCGTCTCGATCATCACGCCATTGGTCGACTCGGCACCAAAGCCCGTCGCTGCCTCCACTTTCTTGCTGACCCGAATCTGAGACAGCATCATCGCCAGCATCCTCGGGTCCGGCTCCACAATCACATGCCGCTGTCCCAGCACGAATTTGGCGAACGCCTTGATGTCGCGCGGCTCGCCGCCGATCCAGTCCGACCACGGGCTGAACAGGGGGTGATACAGAGGCTCGAACGACACGCCCTCAAAGCCGGTCGCCGCCGTCTCGTCCAGCACCGCCTGCATCTCGCCGGTCGTCGGGTCCGCCAGTACCACCAGATCCTCCGTGGCATACTTCTGGAGGTACTCGATAAACCCGTCCACCGACCAGAACACGTGCGCCCTCGGCGGACTCTCGGCGCGGATCGGCCGAACCACCTCCTGCTTGAACGTGACCTCCACGTGCTCGGTGCCGTCAAGCAGCCGCTTGGCCACCTCCACCGTGTTGTTGTGCGTCCTGGCAAGCTGTTCCAGGAACCCATTGACTGCGTCAGGCATGTTTGCCTCCTTTCAAAAACACCAAATCCCGAAAACCACCCGTCAAAACGCTCTGTCCAACTCGACCGGATTTGCCGCGAAAAACTGCTGGTCACTCAGCCCCGCGTGCTCGCATTCCGGCAGCGGCCTGGGGGCGAACACGTTCGCCTCTTCCGCCCGAACGCCGGCCATCATTTCGCTCGCCATCTGCGGCACTGACTTGCGGCGCGGAGCCTTCGCCATGTCGTCCGCCACCGCCGACACCAGATCCGCCGCACTCGCCAGCCTCGCCTTTCGCTCGTAGTGCTTAGCCAACCACCTCTTGCCCAATGTCTCTTCGGCCTGCATCGCAATGATCGCCTCGGCCTCCAGCATGGCCTGACGTCCCCGCAACTGGCCCATCGGCTTGTCCGGCTCGGGCCGTACGATGATCCACTCACCCGCGTAGACCTCCACCACCTTGCTCAGTGCCTTCGATGCGTGCTTCTCCAGCAACTCGTCCCACTCCGGCATCATGCTTCCCGCCGGCCACCAAAACTCGAGCTTGTACTTGCCATCGGCGCTCTCGATCCGATACGCCAGCCTCGGACCCGACTTGATCTTGCCGCCCTGCGCCGCCTTCTCCGCCGCCGCCTTGAACAGCAACCCCCGGAGCGTCGAAATCTTCGGCACCCGCCTATCCCCAGCCGGACTGACGCGGTACTTGCGCATCACCTCATTGACCAGATCCTTCTCGAACCGCTGGAACAAATCCACGTACAGGTCCACCTCGGCCGGACTCGGCTCCCAGGCGTCGTACAGGGCCTTGAACTCACTGGCCAGATAAGAAGCGTTGCTTGCGTTCACGGTATTCCTCCACTTCCTTCGGGATGTCGCGCTCACTGCCGGTCTTCTTGCGCCGGCTGCCATCGTGGTCGGGCAGGTTGAACACGCCGGGCAGGTACTTCGTGAGCAGCGCGCTATTCACCAGGAACTTGCCCAGCGAATGGTCGTAGGTCTGTGAGCTTGGCAACTCCCTGGCCCGCTTGTAGTTCTCCATCGCCGCCATGATCTCTTCGTGGCTGAATCGGTTCGGAGGAACACCGGTCACCAGGGCCACGTATCTTGGCTCCAGCGACAGCATCTCCGCCTCCTTCACCGGCTCAGGCCCAAACGTGTTCCAGAACGCCACCAACTCGCCAAACCGCGAGAGGGGCCTGTCGTCGTGGTCGTAGTCGTTTCCCGGAATTCCCGGAATTCCCGGCGTTTCCCGGAATTCCCGGCGGTTCCCGGAATTCCCGGCGGTTGGTTGGTTGGTTACGTCTACGTTGAGTTGTGTTGAGTTGAGTTGTGTTGTGTTCCGCGCGTGCGCGTGCGCGCGCGAGGAATCTTCCGGCTCACAGACCAGCCATCGCAGGGCCGGGCTCGACAGGACTGCCAGGGCGTTGGCCACCTGCTCGCGGTCCAGGCCCAGCACAAACGCCAACGGCTCTTCCGGCGAATCGTCCACGTACCCTCGTTCGTCCCTCTTAGCGTCGGCAGCGATCTCCAGCAGCTTGCAGAAGATGCCGAAAACTGCCGGAGCCTCCCGGACCCCGGCCACCTGGATCAGTTTGCGCCAACCCATCCCCAGGGACCGACCATAGACCTTGAGCCGGACGAATTCCAGCGGCCCAGCACGCCTGGGGAATCGGTCATGCAAGGCATGGCCCTTGCTGTTCACCTCGTACCGTTGATCCCATTCGCGGATGTAGTAGCGAGTCATTGCCTGTCCCTGTCAGTGCTCTGCTCCGTGAAAACTTCCCTTGCCTTACATTAGTTGCCTCACGCGCGCCCACGCGAGATGCGCCTCAAGGCTTGCGGCAACTGCTTCTTGGGCTGGACGTTGCCTCACGCGCGCCCACGCGAGATGCGCCGCGACGAAAAGGCACAGGACCCGAAGTGGCTGGGTTGCCTCACGCGCGCCCACGCGAGATGCGCCTCTCTTGCGTGCGCTGCCAGCGGGCATTGCCTGCTGGTTCGTGTTCTGCTGGACTGTGACGAAACGTTACAGTTGATCCAGCAAGGTGCGGCACGCACCGATCTTTGTTGCACCTACCACCCCAATCGAGGTCGGCTCCACCAGAGAGCCTGTAGTTCTGCCGCAAGCCACGCGGAACGCATAGCTTGGAAGCGGCAAGGGACTGCACGGCCCCGAAAAATCTGTAGCTGTCAAAGAGCGACACCGCATTTATCCAGTGATTTTCTCTGGCTCGGCATGACCCCCAGGCAGGGCAAACGGCATGGCCTTAACCGCGTTGCGGGCCGCACCAAACTGCATCTCAAGCTTCTTGATCTGGATCAACTTGCCAACGCCATTGAGCACGACGTTGCTCTGGCCAACGCTGATCGTCCCGGTCAGCGTGTCGAAGATCGTCGCCCCGATCATATCTGCACTGTCGCTGCTCGTGCGCAGTCCCTTTGCAACGATTTCAAGTGCCCGACACGGTTCTTTCGGACCGCCCTCTTGGCCTTTCGTAAGATTGGCTGAATTGCTTCGATCCTTGCCACTTCCGTCAGTGTTTCCTTTTGTTCTTGCCATTCTTGATTCTCCTTTATCTCAATAACGGATTCGTACTGCTCACATTTTTGCTTGAGCATGTTGACAAACTTCGCATACGCCCCGTCGCACAATCTCCGCGCCGTCTGGCTTGTCACGGCGTACTGGATCGGCGGCTTGGCCGGACGAGTCCACACCGTTACTTCCCGGTAGTTCCTCGCATAGTAGTTCGCCACGTGCCACAGAAAGTAATCGCGTTTGGCTGCGATGCGTTCATGCCATTTCGCCAGTGCCCGCCGCGCCCGCCGGCGGTTACGACCAAGGCAAGGCTGCGCGCCGCCGCGATTGGTCGATCCGTCCGGCTCCGCATTCGGGGATCTCTTTTGCTTACGGCTCAGGCTCCGTGACAGTCGCCGGAGCTTGGCAATTTCAGAGGTGTAGAACTCCGGGTGGGGAATCTCGAACCCGGCCGAATCGACTATGAAGCCGTCGTCGGGGAAATAGATCTGCACTTGCCCAAGCATCCGTTGGTTGTTGTGCGCACCACCCAAATTCGGGTCACTTCCATCCTGGGCCAGTTGTGGGGAGCTACCCCGCCCGTTGTGCGCACCACCCAAATTCGGGTCACTTCCATCACCGTCCCCAGCC